CGAGTTTGCCCAGACAATCAAGTATGCTGCTAAAGTAGCCTACATGACGAAACCCATCAAAGCACCAAGGCAGAAGAGGCTTGAACTAAGCAAATTCTTCAACGGCTTTAGTGGAAAATATCCACGACTTTCCCGGCCTTTCGGGTTGTGGATGCGAAGCGAACCGCTGGAATAAACTTTTTAGACTGTCGGGATAGGGCCAATCTATGGCCCGAAGAAAACCATCGAAGCGATACCCTGTTCAGCGAACGATAAATCTGGCGTCACCATCGCCAGTACCAGCAAACACTTTTGTTGATGTAGGAGCCGTTTTGTCTCAGACTAATCACAGATTGTATAGGCAAGGACGTTACTACGAATGTTCAGTCACCATTGATTCCAATGTTGCGGACAATACCACTGTCGATGTATATGCACTCGCTGATACATGGATGGTCGAGAAAGCATGGCAAATGGCAAAGTCTGCCTTTGACGCAAGCAATGCTGAAGAGATGGAAATGTTGAACGGGCGGATCGCACGTTGGAACGACTTCCGTGTAGCGACTGGTCTCACGGGATTTGGCGGTCTTAACGCCACTAATTTCCTCAAGGGAACCTTGTCAGCAAACCAATTCTTGGTTGGCCAATTCGACTTATCTAACGTCGTTGATCAATCTGGTGCAACACGTACTTTCACGTGGGGGACACCAAGTGCATCTTCTTACTCAATAATTGAAGAGTATGACGCCAGCGGAAATACCAGTTGGGATCCAACTTATCCAGCCACCGGTCCTTACAACGGTCTGTTGCCAAACTTGGAAACAGGAGCAGCCGACGCTTTGCAGGCTGATGGCAGAAAACCCCCATACGACGAGCAAGATATTGGTCAGGCGATTTGGGTGAAAGTGGGAACTCTCCATTTGAGCGCAGGTCGTCAAAGGCTATCCACAGGGTTCTTTACAGCACCATGTGGACTTATTGCATTGACAAACACAGGATTTTTATCCAACCCTGATATTCAGGTTGAAATGAAATCTGGTGATTACAAAGGCGTGAAGGCTCCAACTATGATGGAGTGATCACGGTGAACACTGAAGACTCATCAGAAGTAGTTCATGCTGCAAAGGTGCTAAGCATCCTGAAGCATGTCAGAGACAACAATGTGTCGTATCTTCTCGGCGCATTTGTTCTGCACAGTATGGGAGTCTTGGACCAAGTACTCACGTATGGCCAAGGCATGTGCTAATTATGGCTATAAAAAGCGAGCCTGTCCACTGCGAGAAATGCGGATATAATCTTAGATCAGCTGATATTGGATTGTTACATCCCGACTTCACGGGTAACGAGATAATGCACCACTGCCGTTGCTACTCCTGTGGCTACGAATGGGTTGAATAGTATACTATGTATACACAACACTTATGTATACGCAGCCCTTCGCTGTATACATGAAGGATATTTCATATACCGAAACCGAAGCGTTACGATTGTCTATGCAATTGTTGCAGGAACGACTGACTAATTTAGAGGCAGTTCTGGTTCAACTAGTTCACTATGTTAATCCAGGAGAGGAAGAATGATGGCTAAACTCTACTGGAGAGTTAAGCGGAATGGAAAATGGACATGGCGCCCTGCTGCCGTGATCGATTACAAGCAAACCAATGCATGTACTGCTGTCGTAGTATCTATGCTCGATCAGGAGGAAGAAGAATGATTCTCATCAACTGCCGTCTATGCGGAAGATGTACGACTGGAGTTAACGCACTTGAGCGGCTCCAGGTGTGTGGCAATTGCTTCATTGACTACAACGGGGAGGCATCTTGCCTCCAGCCCCGGATTGAATCTTGATTACCGGAGGCCAAAGCGTGTCGATAGAAACCCTTGTTAATATACAGAACCTGCGGAAAAATAACACATGTTTTGACGGAGGGATTTTGGAATGAAATGGAAAATAGCGGACCCGATTGCATACGCCCATGAGGGCTGTCTTGGCAGCAGTAAAGATAGGTACGATACAAGCCTGTGCTCACGACACCTTATGTGTCCAAAGTGTGAACAGCGCAGAGCAAGTAAGAGAGCATGGCAGTTGACTAAGAAATTGACAAGTGAACTTAACTTGATGGAGGATGAGGGAAGCGACCTCAAGGTCGGAGTTCTCACAACAACGTTACCCGGTCTAAAACACAGGTCGGGAATCCGGAGGGGTAGTCTCCGTGAGCAATACTCTTATCTCACGGATCGCACGAACTTTTCGGGCAGAACTGGCTCTCATAGTATGCGAGGTCTCAATACCGCATTACGTGATATGGGTGTGCACGCTGGGTGTCACAACCTTGAATTCACTTGGAATGATAAAGGAAATTGGTGGAATGTTCACAACCACTCAATCTTACTGGCGGACAGAGAATCTTGGTCGTGTGATATCACAGAGACAAAAGATAGGATTTGGGAGAAGTCGGAATTGCTTGACAAATACGAGGTCCATGGATCTAATGACAAACAGTTCGAACACTTTGGGCTCGGACGAAGATATTCGCTGGATTGGGCAGAACCGCACGAGTTTGCCCAGACAATCAAGTATGCTGCTAAAGTAGCCTACATGACGAAACCCATCAAAGCACCAAGGCAGAAGAGGCTTGAACTAAGCAAATTCTT